CCAACTTGCCCTACCACACCTGCCAGAATATATTTGAGAATGATGTAAATGAAAATCCCCATGACCATTGCGGCAGCAACGGGTAGTCCAAAGTCAACTAATATTGTTAAGAATAAGTCCATGCTCTATTTAGTAACAGAGCATGGACGATTGTTGTGGTCTCAACAGGAGAGATTAATTGTTGACTAATTTCGAAAAGTAGTTCATAGTATCATCTTCATCTGCCGCACTAGGGGGAGTAGTTACTTCAGGTATTGATGGTTCTATCTTTTCTTCCACAACGGGTTCAACGGCAGCCACAGGTATATCTACCTCATCTGCTGTCGCTGTTTTTCCAGTCCCATAGACAACTTTTTCAAATTTCGCTTTTAGTTCATCATAAGATTTGAAGTTGGAGGGAGCAGAAAAATCTTTCAGAGGGTATTGTGTCTTCCACATTGCCTCTATTTCTTCGTCTGTCTCTTTTACTTTACTTGGTCCTTCAAATTCAGATTTGTCGTAGTTCCAATAACCATCGACCTTTCTGATTTTAAGTTTAAAGTTCGCACCTTCCCAAAAGTCAAATGGGTTGATTGCTTGTTCGTCAGCGAACTCAGGTTTCATGGCCTCAGTAATCTTGTCAAATATCTTCTTACCAAATTTATATAAGAATACCTTGCCCTCATGTTCTGGGTGTGCTGGGTCTGATACTACAACGATATTGGTGAAGTAAGATAACTTACGTTTTCTCTTCCTAGCGATTTCTTTATCACTATCCGCACCAGTGTTCCACAGTTTAGAATTTTCTTCACTCACTGGATCTTTCTGACCGTTCGTGGTTAGACTGTTCTCAATATACCAACCACCAGGTCCTTGAAAAGCATGTGACCATACTCTCGCCCATGGTAGTTCTTCGCCTTCAACGGCAGGTAAAAATCTTATAACAGCGTAACCATTACCAGTCTTATCCAGTTCTGGTTTCCAAAATCTTGTATCGTCTGAGGAGTTTTGATTGGTTGTAGGTTGTGCAACTTTTTCTAGTTCTTTAGTTAGTTTGTCGAAGTTGCCTCGACTTCTCTTTAAGTTTGCGAATGACATATTGTCTCCTTGTATTCGTTGTATTTGTATGTGTCTATATAATCGACTTATTATATATACAAGTTTTCACCTGATATTGAAATTAATTTATCATTTAGCCGTTCGTGGGATTTACCTGGTGGAATACCCACAATTTTTCAGGAAGAGTCCAGATTCCTAAGAAGATGGTCCCTACTAATAAACTACCCTTGGTGTCTTCAGCCAGTCGGCCCTAACCCTCCGCAAGTATGCTTTACGCCCTCTTAAGCGTTGTTCAGCCAGAACGATACATTGGTTGCAACCAATATAATTCTGCTAAATGATAACTCTATTATACACCATTTTCACTTAAAAGTCAAGCGCTAATTGTGAATAAAACTCTTTTTTATGTAAATATTTTAAATTTGGTATGGAATCCCATTGTGGCATTCTCTCTGATATCTGAGAATTACCCTCTGGGTTGACCTTAACAAATTGAATATCTTTGTATCTCACCATAACCCTGCCCATCTGTGTAACCCAATTCTGTGGTGTTACTGAGGACTCGTCTGCGTTGAGATACCCATGTGTGTTCTTGTATAGATTATTTATGAAATCCGTGGTACTGTACATGTCCATGCCTATGAGGTAACATGTCTTGGGTTGTTCTACCTTACAACCAATGTACATGGCAGTGGCACCTGATGACCACCCTGGGTCTTCTGGTCCACTTGGTTCGCCTTCCCAACTGCCACCATAATAATCACTCATTACCTCTCTTAACTGTTTTATCTTATCGTGTCCATATAACCATGTGATATAGACATTCTCAAATCCTTCACCCTTCCATCTGTCTGTCTTCCTGTTCGTATCAATCGCTGATGTGCCATGTATGACGAATGATAGGTAGTGTCCGTCTTGGTTATACTTCCACTCTCTTATGTTAGGACTTTTCATCTGACTGGTCTGTGCCTCTTTCATCATATCGTAGTGGTCGACTGGCATCCAATCCCAACTTCGAAAGTAACATGGATTCTTGTGAGCATAACCACTCTGGTATATCTCATGTTCTAACATAGGATCCACAGCGATGAGTCCATCGAGTTCGTGTTCTCTGAATATGGCATTACAACCATACACCTTACCCTTTGCCTTGAGTAAATCGACATCTATATCTTTTCTACTCTCACCATTACCTAGTATGAATAAGTCACTCATGCTTTTCTCCTTCTAAAAAATCTACGCCATAATGCTGACCTAGTCATCGACACCACGGTGAAGATTATTGCGATTTGAAAGTTCTCAAATATCGTTGGGTGTAAATCAAATAGTGGAAATATTGTTATCTGTATTAAGATGGATAGGAAGAATCCACTACCAACATCTATCATACTCTCTATCACATCACTCCTCATAGTAATTCCTTCAATGTCAATTTTAGTTTCGTCTGGTTAAAATTTACGAATGGTTTATATTTCAGTATCTTGGTCTTCAACTGTGGCCATATGATTGTGTCAGTAATATGTCTATCGAAATCTCTTATGTAGTTCAACATATCTTGTAGGACACATAGGGTCTCTAACGTCACCCTCTTCGCCATGTATGTCTTCAACAGTATGGGGTGTTGCCCTCTCGTAATCTTAAATATCTTATTGAAGTCACCCTGTGATTTTCTCATCAACTGTTCCATGTCTAGTTTAAAGTAGTATGATATGCCATCGATACGTTTCTGCCTATCAAGGTAGTTCTCATTACTAAAGTCTTTTATGTAATGCGACTTACTAACGATGAAATTGCTAACAAAAAAGTCCACAATATTATCGCCATACTTTCTGGCAGCCTTAACAAAGAAATACCTATCATTACGTTGTTGAAACGTCTCCATCTTTGCCTTAGTCTGTCCATTAAATTTATGAAAGTCATAACCGTCCTTTGTAAAATGTAGTTTCAATGCCAGGTATGTCTTGTATGCCTCATAGCCTTCATTCATACTGGTAGTGTTGCCGTCTTTGGTAGGAAGTTTAGTTCCTGTGCGTTCATCTTAATCTTCTCTTTTAGATTTCTATTGATTAGGTGTGTCACCTGGTCTGGTTCTATCTCTTTCTCCTTACAGTAATCTAACACAGCGTCCATGTGTGATATTCTCTTAGAACTGGCAAGTTTCTCTATCACCAATGCGAATTGTTTGGGTGTCATTTTTTACCTTTCGTTTCATCGTATAGTATGGCACATATCAGAGCATAGTTTGCCATGTCAATCAATGTGTCTCTTATACTCTCGTCCTTGACTTTTAATTCTTCCTGTTTAACAAAAGACATCAACCTACTAAACTTATCACCTATTCGTATCGCAACACCTTTCCATGCGGGTATGTCTGCCATCTCACATGTCCTAAAATTCTTAAATACATCTTCTTTAGAGGCATAGTCATGGCGTTTTGCGTTATGGACCTCCTTCATCTGGTCTAGTAGTTTATAGAATGCTTCGCTTTGTTTCATCATTTTCCTTTGTTTTGGTGGACGATACAGGAGTCGAACCTGCGACCTCCACAGTGCAAATGTGGCGTTCTCCCAACTGAACTAATCGCCCTTATTTTATTTCCTCGTTAATTATATCTAACATATTGTTCGTATCAAAACTCCAATTCACACCATATGATAACAGACAGGTGAATTGACTATCCCTTAACGTCATATAAAAGACGCCTCTGTTGGTATCTTTGTTGTACCAGAAAGACATCGTGCCTAGTATATCACCTGTGGATAAACCATTTCGTCTCACCTCAGCGGAACCTTGATATAACATACCAAAATTTTCTTTTGTGAGTAACAACATGTCCATACTATTACCACAGTAGAGTGGTAGTGGTACAGCGGACAACATACCGGGTGGATAACCCGTCACATGCTCGTCTGATTGTGCTTTGTTCAACACCGCATACACCAACCCTAAGAATAGACCTATGAGGAATATCCCTAAGATATATCTAAACGGTTTTTCCAGGTAATGTCTTATAAAATTCTTCAACATATTCTTTCAGTTTTGGTAGGTAGTCTGCGGGATTCTTTTTGAATACCTGTGTCGTACCTTGTTCAGTAGTTATTAATATCACAATCTGGTTTATATCTTCACCAAAGTGTTCTTTATACATCACGGAGTAAGCAGAACCTTGTATGAAATAATTCTCAATCCAGGATTCACTTTTCTCTTTTGTCGATGTTTTAAAATCTATAACAGATAATGTACCATCATACTCAGCGATACAATCGACACGACCCGCAACCGTATAATCAGTTGAGTACATCGCTGCCTCTTGTAGTCTTATATTATTTATTTTCGATAACTCAGGTTTCAATACGTTAAACATCATTCTTGGTAGGAATGCGCCCTTGTATTTCTGGTCATCAATCTCTAAGTTGTTAAGATGATCCTCTACCATATTATGGACATGGGTGCCTCTGTTGGCAGCCTGCCGTGATATGTGATTGGCAACATCTTCACCAACTCTCTTTTTCCACTCTAATATACCTTGTTTAGATTGGGCACCTAACACCGTGGTGATAGATGGAAAGGATTCGTTAGTATCTAGTCTCGTATAAAATCTACCAACATCTGAGGTCTTGGCCTTCAGAGGTGGCAAATCTTTCAATGGGGGTTTATGTTCAAAATTCATAGTATAATTATATCACAGGCCTGACCAAAAGTCAAGCGTTTTTGTACCAACAAGGGAGAGTGTATCTCGTTCCCTCTATAATCTCATTAACCTTATGGGTGGTCTTATCTCCCTCGAACCCTATCAACTTATTCCTCTCTGGTAATATCGTCTGGTCACCAACAACTGTTTCCCCACCCTTGTAATCATCATTCAAATATAATATAGTTGTATATGGGTGGTAGTCAAAGTCCTTATGTTCATCTTGCGATTCCCCTGTGGGCCACCTGACTATCTGAAAATAATTTATCTCGTAATTCTCATCTATCGTCTTTATGAATCCATTCAACGTATCTGTTATCTTTTTGAATCCAACTGGAAAGCCTGTTGACAGTTCCAGGACCTCTGTGTCTCTATGTGTGAAACAATATTTTTTATCCACACCAAAATTCTTGTTATGAAATTCTATCAACTCCCTAGAATCATCATCAGATATAAAATTACTTATCTCTATCATCTTCTCGTAAAGAAAGGGTCTGGTTTTTTATTCTTCATCTCTTCCTGTAGAAGCGCCATCTCCATCATAAACTTTTCTAATCTTTTCTTCTCACTATAAATGCCATACCTATATGCTAGATATACGATACAACCAATAGCGATGATGTGTAGTGTTAAGATATCCATACTACTCCTTTATTTTCTCAGGCCAAACATCATAATTGATACTCATGCCTCTCCTTATACCTGGTCCTCTAAATGGATAGACCACATGTTTAACATCATATGGGAATATCCATAGGTCACCAACTTCAGGTGTGATAAGATAATCAGTATCCATAAACTGTCCATTACAGTTGAGGATCAACGTTGTCTTACCATTATGTGGTTCTGACGTTTCAGTATATTCTTCACCAAAATCTGGCACGTTTAAGAATAACACACTCGCCATACCCACAGATGATTGACCACTATGTTTATGTGTGGTCTGATACTCACCCTCCATCTGGTCAAATATCCAAGCATTGTCCATGTTACATCTATATTGATGGAATGCTGAATCCTTCGTCAGGTGGTTGAGAGCATATTCAAATGCCCCATTAATCTCGTTACTGTCATCTAATTCGACATACCACTTGGCGAACCATGACCTCTTAATCTTACCTGATAGGTAACTTACGGCACTCTTTTCTTCTTTCTCTCTGATGAGGACATCCATCTTGGCATTCAACTTTCTCACCAGTTCGTCACTTATCCTTGCCCTGTAGAAAGTTTGACCAAGAGTTATCGTCTCTATCATGCCATAAATTCTTTTGATTTCTCTGTTACTTCCATCACTCGTCTCGTCCAACCCTTACCAAATGTATCAAAGGTGGATAGACCCTCGTAATAGTTCTGTCTCATCAATGAGTAGGATTCAATCGTCTGTGCCAACCCATAGTGGTCAACATACTCGTTAATCTTACCTAGTGTGTTTGGTCCTATGCCACCATCAACTGTCGTATTGACTAATCGTTGGATAAATTTTGCGGCACGACCTGGACCCGCATTAACAGCGAAGTCAAATATCATCAGGTCAAGTCCATCAGGTAGTTCATCACCCTTTATCTTGTCCCAGTAACCCTTCTTGTATATAGGGTTAACATCTTCGTGGGTAAGTTCCTTCATGTCCTTGGTACCACCAAATTCTTCATATACTCTCTTTGTTACACCCATGTTGGTTTCTCCACCTGGATCTTTTGGGTGATTTACATAACCGCCCTCGTGGTGTAATATTACTTCTAAACTTTTGTGCCAATTATGTTTCATAGTGGAGTCCTAACTTTATCTTATTGATGAGGTATGATTTGAGTAGACCACTTCTAACGATATCACCTATATCGAACTCCACGCAATCCATCTCCTTCATCTGTTGCATTATGTTGACGAAATCTAATATCCCGTTTCTATCATTTGTCTTTGTTAAATCTGTCTGTTGGATATCACCTGCGAAGATAATCTTCGTATCTTGCCCTACTCTGGTGATGATGGTATCTAACTCGTGGAAGTTTAGGTTCTGACATTCGTCCACGATGATAACACCATTGTCTATGGTGACACCCCTTAAAAAACTTGTTGATAAGAAATCTATGGTTCCTTGATTTCTTAGATTGTTGTATAGTTGGTCAAACGACCTCTCGTCTGGTTGTTTGAACATGAACCGCACCATGTTTTGATATGGCACTTGGTAGAGATATGACTTGTCTTCCTCATCGCCAGGTAGGAAACCTATGTCCCTTGTTGGTAACAATGAACGGACAATGTACACTCGCTCTCTAGGTGATTTGGGATCCAACACATCTTTTAATGCGTTATAT